TTACCATTTGTCCAAGCAGTACCATTATATTCTTCAGTATTGTTGTCGTAAGTAGTAGTATAACCACCAAAACATACAGCAGATGTTTGTACTCCAAAACCAGCACAACCCCTTCTTTCTGTATTTAAATTTCCTCCCTGTGAAAAACCTGTTCCATTTCCTTCTTGTGTTATATTAACGTTTTCACTACCAGGATTGTTAGATCCTCCAGCACACAATGAAGCTGTCTGGGTTCCCACATTAGCCATATCTCCTTGTACTGAAATTAAAGGTCCACAACTAGTCCATGCTGATAAAATTGCTGGTCCTCTTAAAGTTCCAGTAGTTGAATTGTACCACATTTCTCCTTCAGTTCCTGACGAAGGATCGGATGATACCTTTTTAATTTTTTTTCCTATTATTTCTCTATAAGTTGCCACTCCAACTCCTATTAATTACTTCTTAGTAACCAACCTTGAGTAGTGTCTGTGTAGACTAAAGTATTAGCGGCTCTTTCTGTTGCAACAGTTAAATCTGCTGCTGCTCCATTTATATTTTTACCGTTTCTTGCAACGGTTAAATTATTAGTATCGAAAGTACCTGCATAATCCACAAACGAGACTTCATCTCCAAGTGTTGGTGATCCTGGTAGAGTTAAAGTTATAGCACCTGCTGTTGTATTACAAAAATAACCATTACCAGCTGACGCTGCTGTAGTTCCACTTGTAATAACTGCTTGCCATGACGTTCCACCTGCTTCTAATTCTTCCCAAGATAAAACTCCACCTGTTGTTGATTTTAAAACGTAGCCATTTCCTCCGGCTACACCTGCTGGCCACGTAAGAGTATAATCCGTGGTCGTTGCATTTGCTTTCATTCCTATGTACTCTCCTCCAGAGCTATCCTGAAGTCTTAATTCTTTCTGTGAACCTATATTTAATCCTGTTGATGCATTCCAAATAAAATTAGAATCTCCAGCAAAGGCTCCTGAATTATTATATTGCACTTCTGTAGTTGATCCGCCTGGTGCACTTGTAATTGTTATTTCTACAATATTACCTGCTCCATCAGAATACAAAACTCGCCAATCTTTTTCACCCGCTGCCCAAGTAAAAGTAGTTCCACCTCCACTAACTGATTTAACTTGTACTGTTTGACTACCACTTGTACTGTTCTTCATGAAATAAAAATTTTCTACATCATTAGGAATAGTTACAATTTTATCACCTGAAATTGTTTCTGGAGATACAGCTCCTAAAATAATTACTCTTGTTGCAAGGGTTGCACCAGTAGATCCATCTGATACAGCTAAAGCGGTTGTGTTAGCTCCTGCTCCGGCAGCATTTAAAGTTTGAACCTTATATCCACCAGATATTTGTTCGAATATTTGTAAGTTTGTATTAGTCTTCGTTCCCCATGTACCGGCATTTTCGCCAGTAGCCATAAGTTCTACGCCAAGAGGTGTATAAGTTGATGCCATTGTTAAAATTCTCCTAGTTTGTTAGTTTATATTGTTTATTTAGTTTTAAGTCAAACATAATTATGAAGCTACTTTATCAGTATATGAGGCGCTAGTTCTAGGTGTTTTATTACTATAGGATGCGCTAGTTCTCGGTGTCTTATTACTATAGGAAGCACTAGTATGAGGATATAATTGTTGATAATATCTTAATATAATTTTGTCAACATTTACACTGGCCGTAGCTGTTTGACCTAATCCGTCTAAGCTAGCTACGGTTGCTTGAGTTGTCGTTACTGAATTTACTGAACTTGTAGATGTTTGTCCTAAACCTGCAAGAGAAGCTATTGTTTCAGGACTAGATGTAATCGATCCTAACGAAGTTGTTGCTACTACACCTACTAGATCAAACGTAGGGTTTGAAGATATAGTTACTGATCCCGTTGCCGAAGTAGCACTTAAACCTGTTATTCCCATTACATCAGCTGGAGATAATGCTCCGACAGATGAAGTAGCAGATAAACCTGTTAATCCCATTACATCAGCTGGAGATAATGCACCAACAGATGAAGTAGCAGATAAAGATGAAAGTTCAGTTGTGTTTGAAGAACTAACGGATAAAGAACCAATAGAACTTGTAGAGCTTAATCCGGTTAAACCCATAACATCTGCAGGACTTAAAGCTCCAACAGATGAAGTTGCTGATAATCCTACTAATGTTTCTGTTGCGGAATCAACAGTTCCCCAACCATTTTCACCCCAGTCAAGAGTACCCCATCCGGGCTTAACAAATACGTTTTCTGTAGGAAGATTAACTGATGAAGTTAAAGATAAACCAGTAAGACTTACATAAGGTGAACCACCCCACGATTGTTCACCATATTCTAATCGTCCCCAGCCTTCTTGAATAACATTAGCATCACCCCAATTAGCTTGACCGTAGGTTAATCGGCCCCATCCTGATGCAACGTCGGGCATTCTAACCCTCCTATGCTATTTGAACGATTGCGTTTGTAGCTGTTTGAGCTGGAAACTCTATGGTAAATGTTCCACTTGTTACAGTCTTATCTGAACCAAAGTTAATTGCACAGACAGCTCTGTTAGTTGTGAATCCTGTGACAGCTGTAGTATTATAAATTAAACAACCTCTTGCTGTAAAAGAAGCTGATGTCCAACTTATATTATTAAATTTTATACATGCTGTGTCTCCAGATAAAACTGGATCTGCAGAAGCAGTTAAAGCTTTTCCACCACCTGTATAACCAGATGAGTTTGTTGTTACTTCGTATGTACTTGTTGGATCTGCTGTAGCACTTGTTGGTGCTGCATATGCAGTTGTTGATTTGCTTAGAGTTGCTGAATCACTTGAATATAATGCAAGTTTAAATGCATTACCTGTTGGTGCGCCACTTGAGTCATTAAAATTATGACCACCTTGTAGAATTTCTACTTTGAAAGAATTAGCTATTGCCGATGTTATTGCCATATTTATCTCCTAATTATTGAGGCGGTGACTCGATAGGTATACGGATAGTACCATCTGTATAATCGTCTCGTCTTCGTCTCCCAATTTGCATTGCTGCAAACTTTTGTAGCTCAGTTTTATACTTTTGCTCATATAAAGTCAACATATCAGTTGGACCTTTTAAATAACTATATGCTTCTGTTAAACAGCAGTATAAAAGGCCTTGAGGGAAATATTTACTTACATATGTCCCTGAAGTATCAGTCTCTAAACTTGGTGGAATCTTATTCCAATGTATAATATACTTATAATTAGCGTCTGGTGTAGGGGCTAAATATATAGCTCCAGAAGTAGTTGATCCTGTACCAGTTGCTCCTCCAAACATAGAATAATATTTAGGTAATCCTGTCGTATCTTGACCACTTTGACTTCCTTCATCACCTGTTAATTCTCCTACATACTCTTGTATAAAAGTTTGATCTCGTCTTTGCAAATAAACTCCTTGTCCAGTACTTGCAGTCGTAGAAGGAAATACTTGAACCGCTCTTACAAATAAACATCCCGCAGGAACATTTATACTATTATAATCTGTTGCTAATTGAGCTTCTGATTGAACTCTATCTGAATCCATAGGAAGATCATATGCAATTCTATATTCTGCATTTTCTATAAATCTATTACAAATAGCACTAGTAAAAACATTACTATCTACTTCAGTATAATTTCTAATATCATCAACTAAACTTGAATATGTAAAACCAGCCATAATTAACCTCTATCATTTACGGGTCCAATTGTACATTGAAAACCGCCTCCTGTTGCTGTGCTTGTAGCATTAGATACTAAAGGCACTGTTAGTGAATTATATAATGTTTCTGTTTGTGATGTTTTAGGTCCTACTATTACTGTTGTTGAAACAGCTGTGGCTAAATAAGATCCATATACTTTAGCACCAGAAGAATGAGCATTAGTAGGTGTATTTGATAAAGTTACTCCTCTATAAGGAGCCGCAGTTCCACGAGTACATCCTGTTAATGTATGTGTAGACCTACCCGTATATTTAATAGTTTCGTTTTGATAAGTGCCTACTAATAAAGGATCAGTAATTGTGCCTGCTGTTAAATCAGTTTCCGTCCAAACTTTTTCTATAACAATATATCCTGCTGTTGGAAACTCAGATCCATCAGTCAATACAATAGATGTAGCTGAATCACTTATATTTCCATTTAATGTTGTAGATAATTCTAAAGTTGTAAGTGCAACTCCGCCTACTGGTTGTTTAACACTACTAAATCTTACATAAGACGTACCGGCATTTAAACCATTGTTTGGAAAAGAAACACTTAAAACTTTTGAAGCACCGGTTGTTGTAAATGGATTGTTTGGTAAAATATCTTGTACTGCAAATTCTACTCTCGCAGGTTTTGCATGTTGCAAAGCTTGTGGATCAGCGCCCACGGGCCTTGGATCTATTTGTGGTTGCTTAGGTTCATATTCAGATGTATGGACCCAAAGACCATTCCATTCTTGAACCATTTCTCTGTATGGAAATGCAGCACCAGAACGGTCTGAAATCATTAATGCATTTCTACCTTTTGAAAATCGTGCCATTATATATTTGGATAATAAGTTTTCGGTGTAATATACGTACTTGCTGCTGATCCATCCTCCGCTAATGCTCGTGCTAATTCATCTTCATATAACAATTTCATTTCTTGTGTTCTTTGAGGAGCATATTTTTGAGATAAATAAAATGCTAATCCTGATATCATACAAGGTATAAATCTATAAGGAGCATCCGATGCATTAGTATAAGCTCCTGCATCTTGAATTCTTTTTACATAATAAATATTAATATAATTACTTGCTTGAGAACTAGCTGCTGTAGGATAAATTGTAACTGTAGTTTTATCTATAAATCTTTGGACCCAAAATTGACTTGGAGTTCCTTTATTTAATTTGTTTGAAAAAGCGGCGTAAGTGTCTCTACTAACTTTTGTTAAAGGTAAATCAGTTTGACTAGTGGTATTATAATCAGTTCTGTAAGAAGCGGTCATAATATCAGTTATACCATACACTCCATTTACAGGAGCAGTAGTATCACTTGTTCCGTCTGAACTATTTCTATAAAATGTGTAAGTTTGAGTGCCTTCAGTTAAATCAATATTTGTATCCCCGATTTCCCAAAAATGAAGTCCTCTATTTCCCCATTCTTGGAAAAGAATATTTAAAGATCTTCTAGCACTTTTAATTTGATGACCAGCTGTACCAACTAAACCAAGTCTTTCATAAGCCTCGGCAATAATATCATCAATTGCAAGGTTTTGATCAAACGAGTAGGCCGAAGAAGTCGTATTCGCCATTGGCTACTCCTTTAAAATGTTCCGACTATATAAAAAAAGTCTATGTTAGCTAAAACTACGTACATTCCTGTGTCAGCATAAATACCAGCTCCTGGTAATTTAAACTCATGAACGTGATTAGCTGCAGTTCCAAATTTACCATGAAAAATTAATTTAGAAGCAGTTGCACCACTTCCTATTTCATTATAAATTTTAATTTCGCCATCAGCTGCATTAGATTGAGCAAATACATTCATAATATTTGCTTTAGTAATATTGGCTGCTGAACCACTAATCAATTTTTGTACTTGTCCGCTTGCTGTAAGTACCACAGATTGTCTAACTTTTGATGTTATTGACATATATTTTTACTCCTTAAAAAGTGCTCCCGAAGGAGCACTTTAATTATTTATTACGCAAGGTTAATATTTTGTTGATACAAAACAGTAACTCTAACTTCACCGGCATTAGTAGCACCAGTACTTGTCCAAGTAAGTTTAACGTCGGACGTTCCTACATCAGCCCAAGCTAATGCTCCGCCAGCTTCAGTAGTTGGATAACATCTTCCAGCTCCAGAACCTGTTGTAATTGAATAGTCATTGATGAATGTTTTATTTCCACCAACTGTATCCCCAACACTGAAAACGCAAGTAGCATTTCCCATTGCTGTAGGTTTATCAAGAACTATGTCAATGATTTGTGAGTTAGCTGGAATAACGACAGTAGTTGAATTTGCAGTAGAAGCTCCACTCGCAAGAGCAGTTCCTGTTGAAAATGTCTGTGCCATTACAACTTGACCTGTGTTTTTAATATCAGAACCAAGTGTTGTTCCAACCGTATTTTTAATCGTTCCCGCTAATATCGGTCCCGAAAATGTAGTGTTTGCCATAATTTTCTCCTTTTCCTAGTTTTGATACATAGTCTCTAGGCCGTCGACTATACGCGTCTACGTATCGTTTTAAAAATTGTATAGTAATTTATTTATATATTAGATTTTAATAGAGCGCAAGAGGGTGTGTAAGAAATATACGATTTCAGCGATGTGACTTTTATTTAAGTAGCCACAGAAACTTGGGCGGCAGCTTCATCAATTGCATTTTGTCTATTTGCAATTTTAGCCTCTTCGAGTTTAATGTCAGTGATAACTTCTCTAATTTTGTCATCAATTCTGACCATATCCAGAGTATATCTACCTTCTTGCTCATACTCCAGTTGCCACCTCAACTCCAAGGACCTTTTTTGTTTGTACAGGTCGTGTACCATCGATAACCTCCTCATAGGTTATTCTATTTACCTTGGGATCATTCATTTCTCCAAGATACTCCCATTTTATACTCTTATCTCCCAGTTTGTCAACTATTGAATTTTCAATAGATTCAACATTATCTTCCGCTAATACTTCAAATTTAGCGTAGTATTTATATGCATTGATTTTAACTAGGAATTTCTTCATTTTCTCACCGTATTTTGAAAATGTGGCGGAACTGTGTTCCGCCACATAATTAGTTTAGATTACGCACCTTCAACGCCGTAGATACCTCTATAGTCAGATACGCCAAAAACG